ACAAACCTATGATCGTTGCTATTATTAAAAATATACACAAAGTATTCGCATTTATGGGAATAACTTGACTTTCTGGAGGTTTAAGTCTTTCCATACGACTATAGTCAACTACCGGTGGCACCGCCATGGATATTACTTACTATACTCGTATGAAAATTAATTTAGAGATTTTAAGCGCGATTTTACAAATAAAAAATGAAAAGGGTTGCCGTAGATATCGACGAAGTTCTCGTCTCGTTCGTACGACCCATGGCAAAGTTCCGTGGGTACAAGTTTCCCGCCGCTAAAAAGTACCCTTACGTATATAAAGATATGTTTAACATTACCGAAACCGAATCGCGAAACATGGTTCACGATTTTTACGAATCCGAAGAGTTCGCAAAACTTAAACCGATCCCGGGCGTGTGTAAACAAATGGGGCATTTACGCAAACACGCCGATAAAATATATATCGTCACGGGTCGCCAAAGTTACGCGCGTACACAAACCGAGAATTGGCTCGAGTACTGGTTCCCCAAAACCTTCGATGATCTTATCATGACAAACAGTTATACGGACCACGAAATCGAAAAACACGAAATCTGTCGAAGTCTTGCGTTAGACTCAATCATAGACGATAGTTTCGACGTGTGTACAAAGTGTAACCGTATCGGTATTGATGCGTATAATATCGTCGGGTACGGTAAAATACGGTACCCGTGGGCCATTGAATCGAGTATGCAAAGAGCTTGGATTTAGAAACATATATAAAAAAAACACACTACAATATCTTATAAGAAATCATGTCTATCGGAATCATTGGAACCACGACCCAAACGCTCAAAATCGCAAACAAAGTTCAAAAGGTAAACAAAATACACGCATACGATGTTTCGCATGCCGTAAACATGTTCAATGCACAAAACTATTTGTGTATTGCCGATCTCATGGTAAACATGGATCGACCGAGAACCGTATTTACGACCTCACCCAAATCGCTCCTCCAAATCCTCGAGTGGTCGGACCCTGAAGATACCGTCGTAAACTGTAACCTTGAACACTTCAAACATAGCATGTATTACGAAAACGCGTGTTCGAAAAAGAGTGTACACTACCTCAGTGCGTCCCTCACGAACGACGCACTTCTCGTCGGGGGTAAAAAACGGATTTTTAGTACCCACGAACCCTTATTCTACGCGTTCGCCAAAAACGTACAACACGCGGGGGATATGCCAGGTTCGGGGCATTTCGCGAAAATGGTTCTCGATTCGCTCGAGTGTGCCATGTTCCAATCGGTAGGGGACGCGTTCGCATACGCCAACGGAAATATACCTGTCATGCTTTCACTCATGGATAAGGCCATGCACATGGACATATCCGGACCCGTTATCGAACGGTCAAAAAGTCAACTTTACGTAACCCGAAACTACCTCGACGTTGCACAGACCAAAAATACAACCGCGTGGTTCATGGAGTATGCGTTTAAAACACGAACACCAACGCCCGTCGTTCACGCCGCCATTAACGCGCGAACCTCGAGTCAATACGCAAAGTTTAGCGAAACGCGTCAAAAGTATAACAAATTTTACGATCCTAACGTTATTCTCCAAACGGTTCGGTTCTGTTACGCGATGGCCTATTACGAGTGTCGTCAACTCTCAAATGGTAAAGTTACCGCATGGGTTCAAAACTCGAACGCGTCGTGTCCCATGTTTGAAATCCACGATCCCATGGTTATCATGGATAAAACCGTCGAATACGTGCGGTCGTTTGTCATGCACTGCGTGCACTGTGGGGTACCTGTTCCGACAGTACAAGCGGCACTAAGCCAATACGATTTCATGAAACAAGAACGAACGTCGATGAATTTTATTGCATCGTTACGCAACGTGTAAAAAAACTATAAAAATTACATTTTTATTAACTCTGATATTTTAAAGTTAATAAAAATTGTACAAAACAAATGCCTTACCACTTGGCCACACGAGCTTGTTAGATAAAATGCTCGCGATAGGATTCGAACCTATGATCGTTTGCTAATTTTATAAAAAACTCTCCCGGAGGGTTTCGATCCCCCTACTTCAGGATTAACAGTCCTACACTCTACCGATTGAGTTACGAGAGAAAGAGTCGTGCAACCAAGGATCGAACTCGGGACAATTGGAGTTTAGCAACTATACAAATAGTCATGGTAATTCATTACAATTACAATCCAATGCTCTACCAACTGAGCTATCGCACGCATGACACCGACAGGATTTGAACCTGTGCTCTTTCGAACCAGAGCCTTAATCTGGCGCCTTAGACCGCTCGGCCACGGTATCACGAAATTATTATGTCTGTATTCTTTAAGTAAGGATGATCGTTCCGATACTACTCGTACTTGTACTCGTACTTGTACTCGTACTCGTACTCCTACTCGTACTCACGTGCACCAGGAAAAAACCCGAGTATAAATGTTTCTTACTTACCCTGGAAACATCAGCCGACCGACGCGAAAAGTTTCTCAAACACTACGACGGTTCCGTACCTTTAGAAATCATATACGGAACGGATACCAGAAAACTCGAAAACGCCAGAAAGTACCAGAAAATAATCGAACCGAACTATTACCGCGAGGCTTTAAAACTCCATTATAACGCGAACAAAACGCGACCGGATATTACGTATTTCAATTTAGGGGCTATTGGGTGCTACATGGGCCACATGGACTTTTACCGAAGGTGTTTCGATCAAAACCTCAAGTACGCGGTTATTTTCGAAGATAACGTCATCATAAAAGATACGCGCGTTTATAAAGAAATTCAAGATGTCATAAACAAAAAGGGTGACGATTTCGAAATGTGTTTCTTCCACTGCTTATCGCGATACCCCGATAAGGAAAGTGACGAAAAAAGCGGACTCGAACGCGTTAAATGGATTTCGAGTACCAAGTGTTATCTCATACACGTCGATAACATGAAAAGGTACTATAAATACTTCTTCCCCATAGATAATCACGTCGACATGAAACACGAAGATATAATCGCGCGAGGTGCGCGTGTCTACTATAAAGATCTAAGACACTGTATACACATTGACCGCAGTCATAACAGTACCATTGGACACAGTAATTGGGGTAACCGCGAGTTTTTCTCGAAACGGTACCCCACGGCAACCACGAAAGTTCTCGAGTACGGGTGGTAATTACGCTAATTCCACGGTATATCTTGTGGACGAAAACGACACCCAATCTTTAAAAAGTCAACAAACTTTCTAAATTCTGGTTCCGGCGTTTCCATGTTTTCCATAGAATCGAGTACTTCACCCACGTACCTATTATACGCTTTGTGTCCGCCTCTGTGTGTATGTCGATTCGTTCGTAAATTACCGATCTCGCGAGGCATCATAATTATGTTTTCGCTCGAGTTTATATCGTAATTTACTTTTTCTACAACCGGGTGGCTTTTGAACTGTGCTGGTATGACGTGATGGTCCTCGACGTTACGTACGTTCCAACGAACCTTAAACGCGCGTCTAAGAAGTGACCCGTACCGCATGTTACTATCGTCATACAAATTTATACCGTAACGCATCATCGAGTCTTCGAGTTCGTCAACCTCGTCCCATGCCGTGAAACACTCGTCCGTCGATTTCTCCGCACACGTATCGTGGGCGTACTCTATAGCCTCCTTAAACCGTAGCCGAAGACGCGCATTATCGCGACGTTTAAACCCGAGTTTTGGTTTCTTAGAATACGTACCTTCCAAAACGTTCTTACGGATCTGCTCGCGTTTATACTCTGGAGTGTGTGAACAAGACCAACACTTCATATAGTTTCTATTAAGATACTTTTTACACGCGGGATACGCGTGTAAAAAGTAAGTAAGTGCTCCTAGTGGGGATCGAACCCACAGCCTCGGCGTGCCTGCGTAATACTAAAATTACAGAGTATACATCGGTCGTATAAGCACCGCGCTCTGACCAATTGAGCTATAGGAGCCTACGTGTTTATTATACGTGTTTTTTCTTTAAACCTGTTCTTCAGAATTGTACGATTTCAAATCGACCGAAGGTCTCGATGATATCGGTGTACCCGGTCGCTTTTTGAGTAGCCAGTTTTTGAGTACCATATTTTTGTGACTACTCGTATCTTCACCATAATTAATAACGCTCAAACCGTTACACACGTCAGGTTTGTTCTCCTTAGTAGGAAACGTTTCGTTAAATGCATCGATACTCTCGGAAGGTATATCGGGCGCCTCGTCGAGTAATCGATCGTACTCGACGCGGATTTTGTTCACGAAATCCAAAACGTCCTCGCGGTGTTGCGTTTCCAATGAAAGTTCCATGTCTATGTTCCTATACAGTTTCGAGTACTGTACAGACATGGCCGAGTGCAGTTCCATTAACCGCGCGGAATTGTTAAACTTAGATATAGATGTAAGTATACCCGCAATAACGTTCATGAACGCAAAAAAGTATTGGAAAATAACGATCTTTTGTTTTTGATCGTCCGACATACTATTCGTATCGGGACTCAAAACCGCAAAACCACCAACGCCCGTAATGCTCGATATAATTATAGACGGGTACGATAACCAATCGTGCTGACGTTTATATAAAACACGGGCGTGATTGTGTAACCACCTATACCCGGCAGCCTTTTCGGCCCAACGTTTAAGAAGGTTTTCCTGGTTTGGACACCAATGGTGTTGTTCCGGTTTATCCATACATTTTCTTAGAAAATAAGTATGCGTACTCGCGCGCCAAGTTATCGACGCGTTCGTTCTTCTCATTTCCGTTGTGTGCCTTAACCCATCTCACGTCAACCGTTTCGAAAGTACGCATAAGTTCCAACATGCGTATCCATAAATCCTTATTCTTTACCTCACCACCCGAAGCTGTTGTCCAACCATTCCGTTCCCAGTTCTTAGACCATTCGAGTAAACCCATTTTTACATAGTTACTGTCCGTATACACGCGGACCCTATCGTGTTTGAGTTCCAAACACTTCTCGAGTGCTTTTATAACCGCCGTCATTTCCATAACATTATTCGTGGTAATATTAGCACCACCTGCGTTTTGTTCGTTTTCTAGTATATATGCCCAACCACCGGGTCCCGGGTTACCGAGACAACTTCCGTCCGTATAAATTTCTATCATATCTACTTACTATAATCACGTTTATATTCTTTATGTTTCATTGTCTTCGTTTTCGTTTTCGTCTTCGTAATATGATTTTGGAATACACCAATACATCATTCTATCGAAATTCATATATAAAACACCAAACGCGGAAAATGCTATTAGTATTTCGTAAATAATCTCCATTTGTAGTTATATAAGTAACTTAAAATTTTATTTCGTTATATACTAAATAAAATGAACCATTACCAAGACTGGGACCCTGTCATTATTCGCGGTAAAGTTAACAAGGAAAAGGAAAAGGAAAAGTATGTTAAGTTCATGGGACAGGAAATAAAGTTACCTAAACGGAGTCAATATTCAGGTAAAACGAGGGAACAAAAACTCGATGAAACCGAGTTAGGAACACACAAAAAAGTCAGTAAAGAAACAGCATTAACGATTCAAAAAGCGCGCGTCGCAAAACAGTATACGCAAAAAGATCTCGCGGGTCTCATAAACGTATCAACAGATATTATCTCTTCATACGAATCGGGTAAAGCTATACCGGATCCTAAAATCATGCAAAAATTACGCCGGGTTTTGGGAGTTAAACTATGACGTATCGTTTACCATTTTCACCAAGTCTAAAGTTTCCACCACGTGGTCCTTGCATTATAGGTAAACCACCCTGAACGTAACCAGTTTGTACCGCACCTATACGCCTAGCTGCGTTCTTTTGCGCTTGATTCATTTTAACTTGACCATAAGTTATCATATTTCGTTTCGTCTGGTTAAACTGATTTTGAGCATATCGTCTTGTGTTTTTTTGTAATTGTACAGCCTGTCTCTTAGCCTGTTTAGCAGCACCTTTAGCTACACCTTTAGCAACAGAACGAGCAAGTATAGGTAAAACCATTTTTATAATATATTACATACCTATATTAAAATCTTATTTGATTTTTGTAAATTTTCGTGTGCGGGTAAGAGTTGGAGATTTGTATAGTGGAAACATTTACGTTGGTTTTCGGGTATTGATAAATCGAATGCCGAACACGGTATAATATGGTCAACGTGTACGTCCGTATAGTCTTTACCTTCAACTTTAGTCGTTTCTAAATACGCGACGAGCTCTTCACCCGAACACCCTATAAGTTCCATCGTTGGTGCAGATTTTGAAGCGACACCTTTTAGTGCGTTCCAAAGTCGTGTTCGACACACTTGTTCCATACGCCACGCTTCATCATTTTTACGCCTATTTTTACGATTTTCGGGACGTTTCTCTTTTCTATATTTTTCACACTGTTCTAATCGTTTTGTTCTATACTCATCATCTGTTTTATAAAGTTCACGACGTTTCGTATTGATTTCTTCTGCATTATCATTCCAATTTTTACGAACACGCGCTTTTATATGTTCTTTGTTTTCTTCGTAATACTTTTTGTGTCTTTCTAAATCACACTCGCGATTTTCTTTGTACCAACCTTTGCGATACTCACGTACACACGATTTACACTTATTCAAGTATCCATCTTTCATTTGATTGTGTTTTCCAAAGTGTTCGAATAGTTTAGTTTCTTTACACTTCACGCACGTTTTAGATGCCATTTTAAATACTAGTATAGTCTACTCTTTAAAATGCATATTTAAATAATTAATTGTAACTTTACATTCTTAGTTAGAGAATGCACGGTTAACCCCTATAGTTTCCTATAAGGCCAGATCGTACCTTAAGCGGTATCAGGATGACTAATCCCTCATTTACCACCGACACCTTAGCGATCGTTGAAACGGAACCATAGCCTTGTCATGACGACCTTAGGTTCTCGCCTGCGGATTATCCAATCTCTAACCTTTTTACCATTGGGTTCGGTAATTAACCGAGTTCCCTTCATAAGTTTCCAAATGAAGGTGGTAGTTAGAGCTCTAAGGAACTTCCCGCAACCAGGATGTCTTGCCTGTTTATACAGACTAGCGGGACAAACGCTTTTAACGCCCGCTTTTTGGTCCTGTATTGCTCCTGATTAGTTTGCAAAGTTAAGACCGCCCATGCCGCTCTGAATGCGCAACACGTTGTAGTTGGTCGCGAACATGTGAAGGGAACTGCCCGTTCTGCTGCAGGTAACCGCAACTTGCGCGTTGTCGATTCTGGAGAAGTTGCAGGTACCCGTTGGTTGGTGCTCTTCTGGCTTAAGCGCGAAGGAGTACGAATAGATACCTGGCATTGGGGAACCGGAGTGGTGGTTGAATGGTTGAACTTGGTTGAAGTACTTACCGCCTTGTTCCTTGAATCTGTCTTGACCGTTGAGGATCAACTTGAAGGAAGTCAATGGACCAGCCATTTCTTCATCCCATTGTTGCGTGGAGTCCAAGAACAATTGTGGAGCACCCGCAGAGGATGGGGAGACGAACACGTTAGAAACAGCATTGAGAGCGGTGACGTTGGAAGTGACAACAGCAGCAGTTTTGGAGAAGTTCCACAAGTTGGAACCGATGTCAGTGCACCACACCAATTCCTTGACTGGGTGGTTGTAGGACAATCTAACTTGCTTAGGGGAACCCGAATCAGCCAAAGAGTCAGTACCAGTGTGTTGGACTTGTTCGATCAAGTATTCGTGACCCTTTTGCGCGAATCGTCTGCGCTCTTCAGTGTCGAGGTAGATGTAGTTACCCCAAACCTTCAAGGCAGTGAAGTTGGTGCCAAAATCGCTGGCCAAGTCAATGTCCAATCGGACTTCGTGGTATTGCAAGGCAATCAATGGCAAAGCCAATCCTGGGTTTCTGTTAAAGAAGAAGATCAATGGCAAAAAGCACTTGTTACCCGCAACACGGCAGGAAGACATCTTACCGTAGTTCAACTTCTTGGATTCATCCAAGTACAATTCAGCGTACAATCTCCACCACTTTTGGTAGTGCTTGTCGATTCTTTGACCACCGATGGACAATTCAACTGTAGAGATCGCGCGCTCCGCAGCCCACGCATCCGTAGAAGTGGTGATGGCGGTGGAAGCGTTCGAAGTCAATTCAACGTACATGTCCGCGATCAAATCACCGTTTCTGGCGATCGTGACGGAGACGCGACCACCGGAGGCGGCGGTACCGTTAACAGTTTGTTCGATGTTTTCCATCGCAAAGTTGGTGTGGCGTTTGTAAACCGCCTGGAAGAAAGTGACTTTTGGGTTACCAGTCAAGTAGACGTCTTGGGCGCCATAGGCGACGAGTTGCATGAGACCTCCGGCCATTGTGTGTGTTTTTGTACTATATACCAAGATTTTTTTTTCGGATGAGACCCGCGAAAAAACACGGTTTGATTTTTCCTGGTATATAGAAATGACTGACCAAGAAGAAACACTTCTTGAACCAACTGAAGAAACCGAAAACTCGGAAATTGTTTCCGACGACGATGACCAAACCACAGTGAGTGGTGATCTTCCTGAAATAGAAGATACTCTCGAACTCACTGATAACGACGATGACGACGATGACTATTTCGAAGAAAATCCACTCATGGATATGGGTGCTCTTTTAAGCTCCGTACTCGCTACAGAGGAAGGTGATACCGTGTGTTCTGCACTGGTGAATATTTCCAGACAGATTGAAGTTCAAAATAAAATTTTAATAAAAATGTTATCTCAACTCCAAAAAAAGGCTTAGAAAAATAAGACTACTACTTGATAAGAAATGAAGACTGAGGACGTTCATTGTATCACCGAAAATACTAACATAGACGAACTCGTGTTTACCGTTACAAAAAAAATCATAGAAGATTCTCGACAGGAAGAGCTCCTGAATTACATTCGTATTTACGAAGAGTATTATAGAATCAATGAACCACCTGGTCTCGAAGAACCTTTACAAATCGCGTATAGGGTTTATTACGAGAAAAGTGAACTTGATGAAAATGGTAAACCAAAACGTTACGATACCAGAGATATAAGGGAATCTTATGATTCCAAACGATCTTTAGTATCGGTAATGTATCACCGTGCTAGTACTTTGGGTATTCTCGACATGGAAGATGACGAATCCGACTGTAAAATATCGAGACGTTTGAAACGAATCTTTGATCAAATGGAAGACTTTTTCCAAATCTTGTTCAGACACGCTAGAATGTACGATCGTTCCATAAACCCAACGGCTGAATCTGAAGGTGACCCCACTTTTTACATGGGTTCAACACCTGATGCCATTGAAGAGCTCGAAACGTTCCAAAAAGTACTCATACAAATACTAAAAGACTTGTATGAGAGTAATATTCGTAAGTATAAGGGGTACTGTTGTCAACAAATCAAAACACCCGATGGTTACGATACACGCGCATGGAAACAGACTGTGACCATAAAAGAATACGTGCACCGAGTAGCACCGAAAGAATCGAACTACGACCTGTGGAAAGATTTAACGTCTAAAGGTACAGCAACACTAAACCAGCTCATAAGGTATCTCGGAGACTGTTACGATATGCAATTTCCAGAAATACAAAAGAACAGACACTTATTTTCTTTCAGAAACGGTTTGTTTTTGGCTAAAGTTTGGTCTGATAAAACAGGTCTTTACCAATCTGAATTTTATCCGTATGATTCAAAAGAAGCTAAAAATCTCGATCCAAGAGAAGTAAGTTCTAAATACTTTGATATCGATTTTGAAGATTACCACCATTTAGAAGACTGGTACAATATACCGACACCTAACTTCGATAAAGTTTTGAAATCACAGAATTTCGAAGAAGAAGTGTGTAAATGGATGTATGTTATGATTGGGAGACTCTGTTTTGAATTGAATGATATAGACAAGTGGCAAATCATACCATTCTTAAAAGGTATTGCTCGTTCCGGTAAATCTACTATTATTACCAAAGTCATCAAAAAGTTTTACGAGCAAGACGACATAAGAACACTCTCTAACAATATTGAAACCAAATTCGGATTATCTTCTATTTGCGATGGTCACATGTTCATTGCACCAGAAATCAAAGGTGATTTGCGTCTCGAACAAGCTGAATTTCAATCCATCGTTTCGGGCGAAGACGTGTCTATTGCAGTGAAAGGTGAGAAAGCTAAAAATATAACCTGGAACATACCTGGTATTCTAGGAGGTAACGAAATACCAAACTGGAAAGATAATTCGGGTAGTATTCTGAGACGTTTATTAACGTGGGATTTCAAAAAGCAAATCAAAGATAAGGATACTGATCCACTTCTCGAGAAAAAGCTTGAACTCGAATTACCCATCATATTACAAAAATGTATCAGAGGATACCTGGAATACGCACAAAAGTATCAAAGTGACGATATTTGGAATGTCGTACCGCGTTATTTCGAAGAAGTCAGAAAGCAAGTTGCACAAAATACGAATCAACTCGAACACTATTTACAGTCCGACGATGTTGTCATCGACGAAACAAAAATGGTACCTTTGAAAATATTCAAACAGGCGTTCAATACGCACTGTTTGGCAAACAACATGTCTAAACCAAGGTTTACACAGGATTTCTATATTGGACCGTTTAGTTCGAGAGACATTAAAGTCCGAAGAGTACCAGAAATGTTATACGGTAACGAGCCTAAACCGAGAAGAGACGAAGATTTCGTAATTGGTGTAGATATAAGAAAAGATGAGATAGAGCTTGGGTACTCGTAAAATCAAATCTCAGTATAGTATAACATGGATCCGAGACAATTCGTCAGAAACTCGAACGTCCAAATAGAAAGACAAGGTGATGCTATACCAGATACATTTCCATCAGGTCAACAAACGGGTCAATTAAAAATTGGACTTTTCAAACCAGGTATGTATAACGTTCTCGTAAACGATAAATTTACAAAGGGAGAACAACGCGTAGATCTAGTATACATACTCAAACAAAGACCGCAAGGTCACGCTCAAATTGCACCAGGTTTAAGTATTGACTTAAGCGAATTAAAAGGTATTTACGGTAGATTTCAAACGGGTGTAGTACACACGAGAAATTTTGGTATGAGAGGTAACTTAAATTTGAAGTTCTCATCTGCACAATTTTCAGGGTACATGACCGATGGAATATCTAGAAAAAATTTCAGTTTTAACATATACTCTAATGGTAAAATTCGTTTCTCGGGTGGTTTTCTAGGAAGTAAAAATTTAAAAAGACAGCCAGAAGCTCTCCGAAAATACATAATCGATACATACACTAAAAAAGAAAGTTTCCTATACAACGATATAGAATATAATAATATAGCCGGATCGTTTAATACGAACGTTAATTTTAAACTCCTTTCAATAGCACAAAGAAACCCTTTAAGTGCAGAAAGAATATCTTATGAAACTGAAATTGCTTTACCGCACGTGTACATGACTTATAAAGAACACAATTATATATTATCTTCTAAATCCAATAAACTCGGCACCGGTGTAGTCCAAATTCAAGGTGAAAAGGATCCGGATCTTTTGGAAAGAGCCTACAATATAGGCGTAGAAGCTGTTCAAGAACTTCATAGACTCGGGTATACAGGTGGTTTAGTAAACAGAAATGTAAACGTGGTACAACCCATGCCTATACTTAAAGAAGCTTTTGCTTCGACGTGTCCAAAACAAAGAAGACCACCGTGCCAAACTGGTTATGAACCCAGAAAAAATCCACAGGGATACGATTGTTGTTATAAAATACCAAAACGCAAACCAGTTAATAAAAAAACAAGTGTTAAAACGAAAAACACAAAAATAACGTACGATAAAAATGGTATAATGAAAATAGGAGGTAGAAAGTGCGAAAGACTTACCAAGCCAGTTTTATTGGAAGTTGCTAAAAAACTCGGTGTAGTCGGATTAAAACAGCGTAACAAAAAAGAAGATATATGCAAAGCTCTCGATAAAATTGAAAAAGGCGATTCGTCGTTTAAAATAGACGGTAAACTTTGTAGAGGACTCAAAAAAGAACAACTCATAACGATCGCCATATCAAAAAATATATCGGTAAGTGAACAAGATACGATAAAAACACTCTGCGAAAAACTCGAAAATAATTCTAAAAAAGTAAATTCGCCAAATTCCGCAAATTCTCTCGCGAGTGAGATGGAAAAATTTTTACTAAACAAACAGAAATCGCCTATAAGAAGAAAGAGAAGAATTAACGACGCTAGTATCAAAAACGATATAATCAAACTTTATGGAAAAAGGTGGTTGACTCAATACAGTGATTTTATGGATATAAATAAAGACGTGAAAGACGTAAAAAATAAGATAAATTATTTAAAAAACAGAAAAGGTTACGCTACAAAAAATGGTATTTTGAAAAAGACTGTAGCCGACGAAATAAAAAGAAATATGGTTAAGAATTGGAAACTTAATCGCGAAATGAACTTTAAAAGAAAAGTCATAGAAAAACAGGCAAATAAAATGTACGGTAAGTTTGGTAAAAACATTGTAAACGGCGTTGTTCGTTTTGTTACTTCTCTAGATAAACCTATACCTCTTAATGATAATAGAGTTGTAGGGTATATTCAAACAAGACGTGAACTCAACCAAAAACCACCATTACCTCTCAATAAAAAAAGAGTCATACCAAAAAAACCGAGTTTAAAAAGAGTACAAATTAGAAAGAAAAAATCACCAGTTAAAAAAAGGTTAAATTTTAGTTCGAACTCAAACTCGAACTCGAACTCGAACTCGAACTCAAACTCAAACTCAAATAATAATAAAAAATTGAAAAATTTATACAACAATTTTGAAGCACAAATGTTAAAGAATAAAAGCAAAAAGTAAATAGATGGAAAATCCTAGAAATTTATTATTATACCGCATCCGACAAAATAAGAATGAGTGTGATTTAGACACTTACGAAAAAGTATACGAAAAACATATTTTGTCGTCTGTTATAGATAGTATATTTTATACAATTTGTGATTACATTACTAAAACTAGAAAAAGTAGTAGTTATAAAATGGGTAATCTAGAAATAGAGTACTACATGTCTGAAGAATTTTACGAATCAGATGATCCCAAAAAATATATGATAGAAAACCGCGAAATAGACGATATGTTTTTAATCATGTACGTTTACGATAATTTTAATAGAATGGAATCTAGTGTGCATAGAAGAATGATGTTATATTTTTTGAACATGATATACTTCTGTTTATGATTTTCTCTGGTTCTGAAATTTGTTTAAGGTGTTTTGTATGGTACGAAAAATCGTAACCCCTAAACTGTCTTTTTATTTCGTCCGATAAGGCAAACGCTTCTAACTTTCTCGAGGTTTGTGAACACACAGATTTTCGTTCTAAATTTAAAAACCTATCTTCCATCATTACAAATTCTTTTAAGGACTCTTCTGGTAATCCATCCGTTTTCATGCGTTTATACATTTTTTCAGATTCACCTTGTGATATGTAAAAATAATTAGCTTTGTATCCTAAAACAGATACATTTTTATCGTAATCGACATAAAGCACTAAAACTAAAAAACATAACAGTAGTATCCAATTTAGCATATATAAGTATTCAAGATATTAAATAAATCCTTGATTTTGTGAATGATATTATAAAGTGTATCTTTATCACCGACTTTTCTAGGATCAATTATTTCAAATTCAATTTGGTAAACAGTCGATTCTTCCGAGTCCATATCTTCCACAGTTCCAGTACACACGGTCATATCAATCGATAAATTTTTTCTGACGAAAGAAGTTCTATGTTTTATCTTTTTACTAGAAAAAGTAGAATTTCCGTCGTCTTCTATTGGCGTTTCTTTAGAAACACCAAAACGAATATCGTAAGGAACTTCACCAGACTGTTTAAAGTCTTCTTTGTGTAGATTTTCTTTTTTAACGATAACTTCGTCACCTGTACCTTCATTTATAGTCAACCTTGTTTTGTCTTCGGAACGAAAGTATACTTCGAAAGTTCCTGAGTTAATACTTTCCCAACCATTATACTTATATAAACCGTCTAATATAGACTTATAGTTCTTCTCACCGACGTTTGTATCAAAAAAGTTACCATTGAATTTTCCGAGTCTAAACTCCATTTCAATGTGCTCTTCATTTTGGTACTTTTCGAGCAATGGTTTAACAATATCACAGATTTCGTGCGTATTCATTTTGTCTTACTTTTAATTATCGCGTCTTCTTCTTAAGCCTTTTTTATCGCCTATTTTTATATGCATGGTTTTTCAAATATAGGAAACACGTGCTATTTTAATTCTGCTATACAAATTCTACTAAACACTTACGAAATATCCAGGCACATTTTAGAAAATAAATATACAGGGAAATGCGGTTTTACTTTAGCATACGAAAATCTTGTTCACATATATTTTAAAACTAGAGAAACGAAAGTTTTTACAATAGGACCAATTTTAAAGGAGTTTGTTAAAGTGTTTCCGAGATTTAAAATAGGCGAACCACACGATGCACAAGATGCTCTTTTTTGTATAATAGACACTTTGGAAAAAGGGTACCCTTATATAAAAAAGATTGTATACGGAGAAACTACACAAATAACAATATCACCAGTAGGTAAAAATATAACTAAAAACCCTTTTTGTATTCACATTCTAAACATGGATCGTGATATAAAAAATGTAAAAAAAATGATAGAAGAAAGTCACAAATGGAACACTATAGAAGATTACGTGGATGACGAAGGTAAAAAGCATAACGTGGCGACTACTAGAAACATATTTTCGGTTTACCCAAAAACATTATTTGTTTCTTTCGATAAAAAAAGTTTTGTAGAGATAGATGAAAATCTCAATCTCAACAATCACAAATACGAATTAAAGTCTAGTATAGTGCATAAAGGTATACAATTTGGTGGCCATTACATGTCTATTACAAAATTTAACGATGATTGGATTATACAAGACGACGATAAGTTAGGGAAATTACACGAATTTCCTAAACGGGACAATCACTTTGTTTTGGTATATAATCTAAAAATTCCTTCATCTGAATGTTCTCCTTAATGTTTACGAGCGTTCTATAAAACGTTCTTCTGTTATTCGGGTGTGTTTTATCGTCTCTCTTTTTTAACGGTTTCCACCAGTACGGACCATCTTCCCAAGTCACGTACATACACTCAACAATATCCCCATTTTTTAACCAATTATATTCACGAGTCCGCTCTTCTGGTATAGACGATTCAAATATTAATTTGCCTTTTTCTTGAATATATAATCTCCATACGGGTACACCAGGTACACACCCAGGTGTTTCAAAAGTTGGACTCTTTTTAACCAAAAAGTCTATAGTATTCTTAACCTTTGGTTTCCATTTAAACATAGTTTCGTGTGTACCAATACGAATAGGTTCATTTATGGGTGTAAAAATAAGACCATCGATCTCCTGTTTTATTTTGGGTAAATATTTATACAAGAAATCGTCGAAATCATTGTATAAGTGAAACTTTTTTACACGAAGTTTCAATGAATCACTGTTTAAAACAAGTGCTTTTTTTACAACATTTTCACACTCTTCCAAACGTTCCAATAAATTTTTGTTACCAACAACTTCACCGCACGATGTTAAACAATCGTATATCATGAATTCGTTGCCATAAAGTTCACCCTCGAGTATAGTACCTTTAAAAACCACCTGTCTGAAATTTAAAGGACAAACAAACATTTCAAGTGCTCGGTTCACAAAAAAACATAATCTTTGCGAACCACACTGTAAAATTAACATCATATATCTCGTTCCATCCGTCTTTTCACAAACGACGTAATCGTTTTTTTGTAAAAGAGGAAAGTGTTTTCTCTCTATAGAAACGGGTTGAGAACCTGGAAACCTTCCCTTAACACCCCATGATGTTTCTATATAGTTTAACGCGTATTTGTAAAGAGGATCATCCTTCTTTACAAACACTCGGTTCATTTCTGTTTTATTTGTATTTTCAAATCTTTAATTTGTTTTAACACCTGCCGCGTTTAGAAGATTACTTATACATTCGTGACTATAAGTCATGATTAACTTAGATGCTGTATACGCATGAATTTTGACGCCTGATTCTTGTAATTTTGAAAACATAATTTTCATTCTAGGGTGAATTTTAAACGAACCATTTTTTCTATCTTTTAAATTTTTCATTACATTTTTATTCATCATTACCCAAGATTTAGCCGCAGTTTCTTTCACTGTATATATATCACCCGAAACTTTAGTACCAACTTCGGTATCAAAATGTAAACCCATCTGTTCCACGGGTTCTTTAGACTCACTTTTTACCTTTTTCTTAAACATTTCCCAATCTATACCTTCAGTAACCCCTGGAAAAACGAGACAACCTATTGCTTCGTGCTTATCAAAAACTCTATCGAGTGATTCATCATCGACGCTTATACCAAAATCAACGAAAAAAATACGATCGTGTGTTTTCATGTACTTATATATCATTTCAGCTTTTTCATAAGGATCGTCGTCTACAAAAACAACCTCGTTTTCAATATTTTGTTTTTGTATACATTTCAAATTGAAACGAAGTATAGTGTGAAGAGTTTTTACGTGACAAGATTTACTACGAGTTACAAGTATAGATGCAATTTTCATATTTTATTTATTACATAACGTTTCTAAACCTTAAGCCTATCTTTTAAACAACCCGTGAATGGTAAATTTCCTACGTGTCCCAATGTTGTATTACAATCGGCATAAATTTTACCACCAATTTGTTGCCATCTTCTACAGAATGCGTAATCTTCAGAGAGATACCTTCTATTATCTGGGTCTATCATACAATCGAATAAGGCACAATAATAGTCAAAATCGCGATTTTGGTGATCGTTTTTACAATCTAAATCCTTATAGTGTTCTTGCATTTTTTCAATAGCTTTACGAGTAATCATCATAAAACCAGTAGGTCCATCCAAAACTTCAACAAACCCATTCTCTACAGGTCTATGTGTAGCACCTATATTTGCAACTAAACTTGATGAAAGCATAGCCAAATTTCTTTCGTCACCAGCTTCTATAGCGGTTTTAGCCTGATCCCACATAACAACCTTCTTTGGGTAAATAGCCACAGAAACGTCATGACCGGAACGAATAAGTCTTACTACAGAGTTAGGATCAAAATCAACATCCGCATCTATAAACATGAAATATTCAGCATCCGTTTTTTGCATAAATCTACCAATAGCTACATTACGTGCTCTGTGAACTAAACTTTCGTTTTCAGTCGTATCTATCATAAGCTGAATACCTTCTCTCATGAGAGCCAACTGAAGTTTGATTATACCAGTCATATACTTTTCCAAACATAGTCCCCCATAACATGGAGTGCTTAAAAATAGTTTAATCATAATAAAATTATTTGAACTCATTCCTCTAAGTATTTTTTTATAATATTTTCAATTTTGTTTATAGTTGGTATAGAAACACTACACTTTTCGCATATTTCGTTTTTAGAGTATTTTTTATTTGCAACTATATAAATAACGACAGATGCAACACTGTTTGGTGTTTTACTCATGAGTTCAGCACAGTTTTCTAGGTTCGAAGACAGTTTAGTACACTCTTTTTTCTCTTCACGCGTAAGTTCGAAATTATTAAGTAACCTGTTTAATACATCTCTCGGTAAAGTCGTATAATTTTTAGTGGTTTTTCCTAAAAGAGTTTCCTTAAATATTTGCGTCGTCCTACTTAAATCTTTTGGGTGTATTGAAAACATGTCGGCAATTTCTTTTGTTGTTCTCGGTATTTTAGACATGCGACACGCATACAAAACACAATTTGCTTTGATACCCGTTCTTACTGCACCCCTCGTAAGTTTACTCTCGTTAAATTTCTTATACATCATTTTTGCATCTTTTAAAACTGAATCCGGTAAAGTATGACACGCTTCGTCTATATCCTTATAAGCATGAAAAAGAGAACGATCCTTGTGATTCATAGATTGGTGAAAATTAATCTTAGCCATCCTTTTGTTTTCATAAGAAGAACCACGTTGTGTAGATATAATAGTTCCCTTTCCCCATGATTGTGAAAAAAGTTCCGGGTTTGCGTTAGGGTTACTACACCTGGATGGATCGTTTACTTTACCATCGTCCGATATACCACTCGTCCATTCCGGTGTTTCATCTATGAACATATCATCTATAATACCACATTCTGGGCATGTCGGTAAACCTTCTTTTGTAATTACTTTTGGAATCTTACATTTTATACACAATTTGTTATCTGTTGACTTTTTTTCTATAGTTTTATTTTTTAACAAATAATCCACCTGGGACCATATACTAGCAGCCAATTCTTCCATTATATTTAAAAATTAATATTTGAAAAATGTTATTTCGCACTTAGGTTAAGATCATCTGCCTGGTATTTTGCACGAATTTCTATGTCATCGACCATTTGTTTAAATTTAACGGACCCTGGACTTGTTGGTTTCCATTCATTCCACTCTTTATCTATCATGGCATGATTAGAAGGTGGTATAATAATACCGTCTACTTCATTGTCTGGTACTATAAAATCTTCGAGATCACTTCCTTCGTCTTCAGATTCGTCTATTATATCACTATCTTCTTCGGAATCTATATCGTCTATTACGGCATAGAAGTTTTCCTTCACATTTTTTAAGATGTCACACGATTGATAGTGTTCGCAGAGATTATCATTCTGTACAAGTTCCTCTTTATCTTCAAGTTCATAAAGAGGTGCACTTTTATATACTAAAGACGTTTCGGAATAATACGATACGACTAAATAGTCACCGTTATTTTCCTTTACTTTAGCGTACATTTCATCTTCTGTATCATCTTCTATATTTACTAAAACTCTTACAATTTCTCCAGGCTGTATATCTGAAAAATTTATCATATCTAAAGTTTTCAGACAAAAATATTTACAAGTATTAGCACACATGGGAATCGAAATTTTATCAAAAGATGGATGTAAATATTGCGACTTTACGGTTGATTTATGTAAAGAATATGGATTGGACTATAAAAAAAGTATGGTTGATAAAAACGAACTTATAAAAAAGTGTGGTACACAAGTATCTACGTATCCACAAATCTTACTCGATAATAAACATATAGGTTCATATTTTGATTTCCAAGATTATCTCGAAAACGAAGCCGAACCAATGTTGTTACCTACACTCAATAGGTTTACAGTATTTCCTATACAACATGAAAACTTGTGGGCTCTGTATAAGAAGGCACAAATGTCAAATTGGACGGCTGAAGAAATAGACTTTTCCAAGGATATGGATGATTGGAATAGTTTAAGCGATAATGAAAAACATTTTATTAAATATATATTGGCTTTTTTTGCTGGTTCTGATGGTATAGTTTTTGAAAATTTAAACAACAATTTTGCAAATGAAGTTCAATATACGGAAGCGAGGTCATTCTATGCATACCAAGAACATAACGAAATGGTTCACGGTGAAACGTATAGTAAACTCATAGATAAATACATAAAAAGTTCAAATGAAAAAAAGCAATTATTTGAAGCTATTCAAAGCATACCGTGTATAGAAAATAAAGCAAAATGGGCTATGAAATGGTTTGATCGAGATAGAACTTTCGCGGAAAGACTTTTCGCGTTTGCGTGTGTTGAAGGTATATTTTTTTCCGGAAGTTTTTGTGCTATATTCTGGTTAAAAAAGAGAGGTTTGTTACCGGGTTTGTGTTTTAGTAACGAACTTATAAGTAGAGATGAAGGTTTACACTTAGAATTCGCAATTGAATTATTTAAAATGTTAAAATATAAACCGGATAAAAGTGTAATTTACGAAATTGTAAAGGATGCAGTTTCTATTGAAAAATCTTTCATATTAGATGCACTTCCGTGTAGCCTTATCGGTATGAATTCAGATAAAATGTCTGAATACATAGAATATGTCGCAGATAGACTTTTGAAACAGAGTGGTCACGATAAAATCTGGAACACAAAAAATCCCTTTGATTTTATGGAGAATATATCACTCGATGGTAAAACAAACTTTTTCGAAAAACGCGTAGGTGATTACGGAAAAATGGACGAAGATTCAAACGATATTGATTTCGAGGAAGATTTTTAAGGCGTTATAACAACCTTTTTACCATCCGAACAAGAGCACGTCACGACTTCACCAGTAGTTTCATATTCACCAACTGCTGGTAAATCCGTTTCCGTCGTCAAGTCCATAGAACCCAATTCTAAACCACTATCTATGAAAGCAAACTGTTCCTCTTCCATACCTGGTAAAGGTAATGGAATATCAACCATCGCTGGTGGTGCAGATGGACCTGGGGATGGACCTTCTACTTCTACTGGTTCTTCTGGAAATGGAGATAGTTCTTCAACTTCAAATTCTTCTCTCTTTATATTCATCATACCCCACGTAACGAGAAGAAAAACAAGTGTGTGTAAGATCAAACCTTTCGAAGTTGGGCATCCTGTTGGACTCGAAACCCAAGAACCTAATATTTTTCGCATGAGTCTAAAAGTATCTGGATTTGCAATGATAAAAAATACGAGTGCTGACATGACGGAAATGAGAAACTTCTGTTCCTGCTTTTTTCCTTTACACCCACAACCACAATCTTTGAACAAACCCATTCTGAAATTTATTTAATGTATACTTAGAAAAAAAAATATACTTAAAGTTTGTAATCTTGTATAATATACAAAAAACACAATGTCAAAAACTATCCAAGTTTCTAAGCAATTCGACCCATCCACTGTTATCTTCAGTCAGTTGAAGAAAAACAAGAACGGTGGTAAATCCGTGATGCTTTCTCACGGAAACAAAAAGAAACTCTATTTACAACTTCCTTTCATGCGTTCACCATTCGGTGTGAGCGCGTACACTGACGAATCTACTAACAGGACATCGTACTCACTCGACTTATCTTTCGACAACGATAATCAAGAAGCACTCGAACTCGCCGAACAATTGAAGGGTTTGGATGAGATTATCATTAAACATGTCGCAGATAATTCTAAAGAATGGCTCGGTAAAAAATATGATATCAATGTCATTCGCGAAGCGTTATATAAACCATTGGTTCGTCAGGGTAAGGAAGGTTACGCAGATACTCTCAAATTGAAAATTCAAACAAATCAATCTGGACAGTTCATTCCCGAAGCGTATAATTCAAATAGAGAAAAAATCGAAGTCGATCAGATCGAAAAGGGTCAACGGTGCATGTGCATCGTAGAAATAAACCAAATTTGGTTTATTGATAATAAATTCGGTGTAAGTGTTAGATTATCACAAGTTTTGTGTGGTGAATCTACAAAACTCCCTTCGTTTGCATTCCAGGGTCTTGATGACATGCCAGTAAACGATGACCAATACATTGAAGACGAAATCGAAGAGATCATGGAAGACCTGATTGACGAATAAAAATATTAATTTATATTAAGCATGGAAAAGGAACGATATTTGAAAAATTTGAAGAAAATAGAAATACTTTCCAAAAATAAAAATAACAGCGAAAAGTTAAAGGTTACTTTAGGAAAAAATCTCGTTAAAAGTATAAAGGATTTGGGATGTAACCCCGAAAAGGCTCTGTATCACCCAAACAAAGTTATGCCTTATATAGCCGTGGAAAACTCTTTAAATAAGAGAAAAGGTATAAAAAAAATAGGTCAAGGTGTATGGGGTAGTGTTTATGTAGGTTGTTTAGATAAAGAGTGTACTAAAAAAGTTGCGATTAAAATACAAAAAGAGGATTCTATATTACACGAATACAAAATGGGTAGACGTTTGAGTCCTTTAGGTGGTACCGTCAAATCGTTTTACCATGAAAAGTGCAAAGACGTTTCCGTCATGTATACCGAATACGCTAACAATGGAAATTTAAAAGAATATATGAAAAATAACAGTAAAAAATTGTTGCCTATACACTACAGAAGTATAGTAACGCAAGTACTTTACACGTTATACAAAATACACAATAAGTATCCAACTTTTAGACATAACGATTTACACACTGAAAATGTTCTCGTAAACACAACCTTAAAACCTCCCAAAGCTAAAATGTATAAAATAGGAAACACAAGTTTAAAAATTCACGATATCGGTTTACAGACACTTATATCAGATTTTGGTTTATCCACGTTAAAAGGGTTCAAGTGTCCACCCATAGATAATGATATAACATTCTATAAAAGTAAATACGGTATATTTAGGGATTCACATCCCATGTACGATGTTCATTTTTTTCTGAACGACGTTTATGCGTCAACAAATAATATACCAAACGCAGTTGAAATAAGACAGTTTATTGAACGTATACTTAAACCCGAATATATAGGTAAAGAAAGTTCGAAGGTTTTAGAATGGCGTTTGCGTTCTTCACCGTTAGGACACCCCAATTTACCAACTTTCAAGCAAATATTTAACGATAGGTTCTTTTCTCCTTATAAAAAGTCTATGGTGCCCATAGACATCAGTACCATAATAAAAAGGCGTTCACCAGTTAAACCAGTAAATATAATTGTAAAACACGGTGGTAAGACACTGGAACAAATCAAAAAAGAACTCGCGGCAAAAAACAATCCTAATAAAAAAATAACGAAACGACCGGGTCTAAGAAGAGTAGTACCCATAGTCAATATTAAACCAAAAGTTAAGGTTACTCAAACAAATAAAGGATATATTAGATTGGGTACGCGTAAGTGTGAATCCTATAAAAAATCGGAACTTCAAAAAATGGCAAGAGAACTCGGAGTACAAACACAGGGTAAAACAATTAAGAAAATATGCGACGATATAAAAATAAAATATGTATAAACAATAAATGATAGTCGCTTTAATACTATTGATAGTAGATGCTTATATTCTCATGAACACGTCAGTACCAAGTTCTAAAAAAGAAGAAAAGAGTCCAGAAAAATGGAAAGTGTACGGTACAACTTGGTGTGGTTGGACTACAAAACAATTATCGTACCTTAAGAAGAAAGGTATTACTCACGAATTCGTCGATTGCGAAAAAGGCAAATGCGACGGAATCGATGCGTTTCCTGTATTGGAAAGCCCTAAGGGAGAAAGAATAGTAGGGTATAAGGAAATTTAGATACCACGAACGATCGCGATAGAGAGGGACAAAATGAATGCGTCCAAGAACGTGTTAATTGGTTTGAGTACGGTGACGTGCTTAACCAACGATCTATTCCATGCAAATCGGAGTACAAACGTACTGATAAGAATGGCGAGAACGAAAACAAGAATTTCGGTCAAAACGTCGTTCATTTTCTTAGCGTTAGCGAGATCTCTGAGCATTTTTTACTTTACTTATTAATAATATTTTATTTTCTAGTATACTATTAATGAGAAAGAGTCTTCCCCTGAGTGGCTCCGAACCAACGTACACACAGAGATTATGGGGTCGTGCAGTTGGTATAGGAAACAATAACTGCTATGCGTATGCCGTAGGTGATTACGAAAAGTATAGGATGTCTAAAAGCATACCAGGTGAGCGTGCTGGTATACATAATTCACATTCATACACACACTGTAAAGACTTACCTAGACGTGTCATAGCCGATAATCCAAACAAAGTCTACTTAGCAAAAGCTAATGAAAAGTGTAAGAAAAGTTTTTATAAGGTTATGATGTTCGTAGCCCCGGGTGATAAAAGAAACTATTTTAGACAAGGTGATTTTCATTTCTACAAACAACACGGTATAGTAGAATACAAAGTTAAAAAAGGTAACACACACGAGAGTATCGCTAAATTTTTTAGAGTACCACTTACTCGAGTGAAACGTGCTGGTAAATGTATTCCAGGTAAACTTTTAAAGTTTAAGGCAAACGTTTTTAGTCACAAACGTGGTTGGGCGACAGGTCCTTTACTCGTAGATGCTAAAGGTAAAGTAATAACCGATCCGAGAAAAGCGTCTCGCGATTACCCTGGACTTTCGTATAAAAAATACTGTAGCTCATTCTGTGTCAAAAACAGAGGGATCAAAGTCGGACATACTCACCCCAAAGTCTCTAATAATACTCGATAAATCATCCTCGTTTTCTACAGCAAAAAATACATCGAGAGCATCAAATACGAGTTCGTTTTCTAACGTTATTGTGTTTGAAGTTGACTCATAATCATTGAATATAGATATCTGAACCCTAAATTTAGAACCATCGAACACTTTTCTACATACGGGACACGTAACCTTACCTCTTTTTTTCCAGTTTTCTAGACAATGTGAGTGAAAAATATGCCCACACCGTATAGCTTTACTATGTCTCGTCTCCCTGACATCATTGAGACATATAGCACATTGAGTCATTATCTAGATAACTTAAAGAATATATTAATCAAAATTTATCGTGCATTTAGTAAATGTTTGGCATTTTGAGAAGTGCCTTATCACACGAACCACACTGATCCTTTTGTAAATCTTGAGTTGGTTTCAAGACTTCTGGACCTTTTTCTTGAAGAAGTTTGCGAAACGAATAGTTGTCTTCGAAAGAAATACCATTTTGTTTCATGACGTAGTTGTTATACAATTGAGACGAGCTGTTTACTGTGAAGCATCGACCATCGGCCATACCAAGTCGTTGAGACATTTTATATATTATTATTACATTAGAAATTAATTTGTCTATTCTTAGTCGTAAACTTCCAAGACCTAAACCCTTTAGATTTTAGAAGAGATACGAACTTATCCATCTTGTATCCTGAAAAATCGTCAAACAATTCTTTTTTATCCTCATCACACGGCTGTACCCTGACGTTCTCGATATTGTTTATCGTATCGTTAATAATGTTGTACGCAAAAGCCACTTCCTTTAGGGTTTCTGCACCTGTTATTATAATTTTACCCGTTCCGAATATACTCGTCGTTATTTCTTTCATATCATTCGCCGGCTGAAACTTAATCTTTACCGCCGAATACTTATCTGGTTCGAACGAAACTTTAAAAACACCCGGGAACTGGCTGAAATAATCACACGTTTTCCTCAAATTTATTTTATAATTTAAACTGAAATTCGAGTTAATCATGACGATTTTAAACGACTCTATCGGTGCAAAGACGTTTTTACCCACGAACACGTCAAAGAGACACGAAATCTGCGTTATTATTTTCCTACAATTGAAAAGATCGGATGCACCAGCAACCTGAATACTCCCGTTCGGGAAAACCTTTATGGATTTTGTACTGTAATCATCAATAAAGTTTAAAGTAATCTGGTTATAAAATTTAGTTTCTTTCAAACACCATTTCCATTTCGTCGTATTGTTTTCGACATCTCTCTTAATGTAAATAGAGTCTTTTATACTCGCAAGTTTGAGTTTGCTCTTCACACTCTCGATATCTATTTCCCTTTGAAACTTAGAGACCATAGTTATAGTTGTTAGTTTCACCCACGATGGGCGAATATTTTCAGGTATTGCATTCCTAAACTCGTCCAAGGTCAAAGCATATGAAAACGTATTATTTGCAATGTTTCTATAAACCCCCTTTTTCTTTTCGTACTTTAAACAAGATATTTCGCTCATTTTTCAACTTAAAAAAAAAGTTGGTTAAAGTTAACTTAGGCTTTTAAAACATGCGGTGTTTGTGTTGTAAAAAAAAGAAAGGAATTCCTATCGATTGTAAATATTGTGGTTTAGGGTATTGTTCTGGGTGTATTCAACTTGAAGTACACGCGTGTAAAGGTATAGAATCAAAAAAAGACGATGAGTTAAATACGCTAGAAAAACAACTCGAGTTTAAACCCGATAAGAAATTCGGTATGGTATAAAAAAATGAAACGTAATTATAGTAACATTAACATGAATACTTTACCACCTCACCCTTACGTGAAAAATCACATTGAAAAAGGTATGGACTTTTCGTTAGAACTTCTCGATGCCATCGATACAATATCCAAAAAGTACAAAGAACACATTGGATATTCTATAGAGATCGGGAATTTTCACCTCGTAGACAAGTCACTTATGTATGCGTGTAGAAACCTCGTCGCGTACCATAAAAAATACAAAGATCTTAACACAAAGTACGAAGAAATGCTATTAAAAAATTGCGAACATACATTATAAATAAGTAAATAAATGGGACCCACACCTTTCGTAAACAGTAACATTCGTTCGGTTATTGCAAACACGGTTGAAGACGTTTATCACATATGTTTACGTATCGTGTATGAAATACAAAACGGTCGTAGAGGTAGAGGTGCGGTAAAATCCATAGAAGCTTACGCATCACCCGTTTTTGCGTTCAATTATAACGCAAAGTACGAAACCTCGCGCGATTTATTACCCCAAGATTACGGTACCATACACCCGGTATCTATATTTAACCATAACGAGAGTTTTTGGACAACGACACTCGAGACCGAAACCGAACTCGACTATATTTTCATGGACGATAACGTTTGGTCACCGAACGCGTATTTCGGAACACTCGA